GTATATAAATTCTTAGTTGCTTCATAGATGTCATCAAGTCTAGTATCATCAGACGACATATGGAAAGGAAATATCCAAATGTATCCAACATCACCAACAAAAGACTGAGTAGCGTTAGAGGATGAATGGGTAATTGGGTAGTATGATGATATATATGTGGGAGACCCAGTATAACTTCCAGACGTTCCAGATGCCCCGTTATTTGTTGTATTTCTAGCGCCAGCACTTTGAGCGGTTATGTTCGTGTAGTTAGTAGTCCCGCTTACTCCAGTTCCCCCGTAAACTCCTATCACTACGAAGTTCCATTCATTATTTGACATTGAATTTGTGACACCTAAGAAACTACGCCTATCTCCAGAGCCAGTTCCAGCGCCATCTCCAGCAAGCCACGTAATAGCATTTGAGCGGTTAGATGGATATTGTACTATGACCCCAGAATAATTGCTATTAGAGGATTGAGAGTTGTCTGCAAAGATGTACTGAAATGCAGACGGTGTAGCAACAGATGTCCTTACCCACATACAAATAGTTCTTCTTCCGCTCGTGGTAGATAGATGTGATGTTCCAGTTTTTGTTGCTGATTGAAACGCACAATACCTACCGGAAGTAGTTGTTGAATTCGTGAGGTATCCCCCGGCGCCACTATTAAACGTCACATTTGAAAGTGTTCCGTATGTTCCGCTTGTCCACGTTCTTGAGTTAGCAGACCCATAGGCTGTGTTGTACTGATTCGTTGAATCATATATATCAATAGGTCTGCTTGATGAATCAGAGTACGATGGGTCAAACTTAAAACAAGGGAAGAATCCTGATGAAATACTTGAAGAATTCAGTAGGCTCATGGATAATCCGAAGCCATATATATCGTTTCCATTATGCAGGAAGTTGCCATCACCTTCAGCAATGAGAGCAACCATGCTACCAACATGAATAGGATTACTTCCGCTTGTATCTACGCTTTTACCGATATAGCCGTTGTATGTGTTTACACTTACCGCCATTACTTACCAAGCATTGATTTAAGTTCATCAATCTGCTCCTGCTGCTCTTTCATAGCCTCAATCAAAAGACCTACGATGTTTCCGTAAGCGACAGCCAACATACCGTCCTCTTGCTCATGAACCACTTCGGGAAGAACCTCTCTGATTTCTTGTGCGATAACACCGATGTTCTTACGGTCCTCACCTGTTCTGTTGAAAGACACACCACGGAGTTTCATCACCTTGTCAAGCGGTGTCTCAATGGTCTCTACGTTCTCCTTTACTCTAGCGTCAGAGTAGGCTACAACGTCACCGGAGAATGTACCCGTAACACCGTATATAGTAGACCATCTAGCCCCCGATGCACCTAGCGTTTTAGCGTTGTCACTGTACGGAGTTAGGTTGCCGTCAACAGCGACTTTACCTCCTGTACTAGGAAGGATATAGATGTCTCTATCCGCTTGGATATGCACCCAAGAAGCATTCATTGAGCCGATATCAACAGAACCTGTTGCGGTAGTGATGTTTACGGAGTTGTTAGCGCCTTCTTGAATTACGGTGCTTGCATCGTTTAACTGAATAACTGGGGTTCTAAACTTAGCCCCAGTACCTGCTAGATTCAAGATATTATCAGTCGTGTCGTCTATGATGGCGAGAGTTATATCGCCACTCGCTCCGCTCTTAAACACAATTCCCTCTCCGGGGTCTGCAATCTCAAGTTGATTAACACCTGTGATATTATAGTTTGAACCACTAATGCCACCATTAGCGAGAGTCAAACCATTGATACCTCCGCTTGCCGTAAGTGTACCAGTCATTGTATCACCGGATGAAGTAAGATATCCAGCAGAGGCGTGATTGCCCCAACCGTAAGCCGTTTGCCAGTCTGTAGAGTTTCCGCCAGTAGTTACAATCTCACCACTTACAGTTACACCTGTAGATGTTGTCTCAAATTTTTTTGTGCTGTTATGGTAAAGATTTACTTCCGCATTCTCTGTCCAGTAAATAATCCAATCACCATTCTGGTCATCGTAAATACCACCATTGTTGCCATTTCCCATCAATGAGAAAATGAACTCGTTTGATGTGTTACCAATCTGAAGACCTCCCCAGCCGCTTGTGCTACTATTTATGTAAAGCAAGTCCGCTCTGTCGCTAGATTCAGAAAGTGTGACGGTGCTACCAATCGCTACAGAAGTAACGCTAATTGCTGAAGGAACTGAAGTGAGATATCCACCGTCAGCGTGGTTGCCCCATCCGTAAGCGACATCCCAGTTGTCTGAGTTGTCTGTAAAAGGAAGTGAATAATTATTGGCATTAGCGGCAATACCGTCCAATTTACTCTTGTCCGTAGAAGACATAAAGCCAGAGGCTGATGTAGTCGCATCCGAGTGAGAGTGTGCGCTTAACGCAAATGCGGAGGCATGGTTTCCATCAAGCAAATCAGCATCAAGTCCGGAGCCTGAACCATCGGTTGAAGATGTCCAAATAGTAGACCAAGAAGACCAGCCTTGACAACAATCACGAAGGCTTCGTATTTTTATTGGAGTACTAGAACCGCTTACCCAGTCTATAGCGAATTCAAAACCTTGGTTGGCGTTAACCATAAATTGAGCAGCAGTATCGTAAGTAAACGGCCTATTTGAGCCGGTACTATATCCCTCATAAATAGTTAAACCAGTTCCGAAGTTAGCACGGTTTGTTGCGTTGTTTCCGCTAGACGTACCATCAGATGGTGCGTAGTTCTGATTCTGAAGAACTCTTACTGGGTAATCTACATTGAAAGTGGTTCCACTAAGACTTATCCCGGTACCCGCACTGTATGTGGTGTCTGTGTCTGTCGTAATATATCCGGCAGCGGCATGGTCTCCCCATCCGAAAGCCGTAACAAACTTGGTGTAGTCGCCGGAGGACAATAAACCATCCGTGTTTTCGTCAGCAATGTCGTATGTCGTGTTCGTATCTGTCCAAGGAACATTAACATACATCTGACCGCTGGATAATTCCACTGGATAATTCTTCCCACTCTCCGTATAGCCAATCTTGACAAGTCCAAGGGTCGTAGATGTAGCCGTTGAATAAGTAGTGTTGGTAGGCGTAGCCCAAGTAAATGACCCATCTGCGTCAGAACGCAGATATTGAGCGGTTGTGCCATTGCCTGACACGTTTAGTTCACCGGCACCAATAGAGTTCGCAGCAATAGATTGCAGGGCTGAATCAGCCTTGGCACCCTGAGCGGAGGTTGCAAAATCACTAGCGTGGCTTCCATCAAGAGTGTCAGCGTCTATACCATTACCAGAGCCTTCATCTGCCGTTGTAAGAACTCTATATTGAGTGGTTGCGCCTGCGGCGTAAATATCTCCAGTAGTGATAATGCCACCATTGATGATATTATCAAGGTCTACACTACACGCTACAGTGAAAGAACTATAAGAACTTAAATCTCCGGGGTCAGTAGCATCAGCAACCCAATCTTTTAAAACCCACCCACTTACTTGAGCATTAGCGCCAGTAATGGCTACATTAACAGCATTTGTCGCAGCGTCTATATAAACTTGCAAAGCAGCGCCATCATAAGTACCGCCTTCTTTTATTCTTATGTGTCTAAAGTTTGAGCCGCTATATCTTGATTGTGCGAGTACAGTTATATCATTAGAGTTGTCTTGGCCGTAATGATGAGACGCATTAAACAAAACAGATTGATGGTCACTACTGGCTGTATCCCATATTTGAAACTCACCTAATGCTCTGTCACCAGTGTTTGTGGCGATAGTGTACCAACCTACAGCAAGGTTAGATGCGCTATGGGATGAAATATACCCCCTATCAAAGAAGGTTTGCATTTCAGATTCCGTATAATATCTGCTGTCATGGTCGTGGGATGGCAATGCTGTAAGATATCCGCCATCGGCATGATTGCCCCATCCATAAGCAACGTCCCAATTATCTGAGTTGTCTGTAAATGGGAGCGAGTAATTGTTAGCATTAGCAGCAATACCGTCCAACTTGCTCTTGTCTGTTGATGACATAAATCCATCAGCGGACGTGGTGGCCGCTGAGTGGGAATGCGAACTTGATGCAAACGCAGAAGCGTGATTTCCGTCAAGCAAATCTGCATCGAGTCCAGAACCCGTACCAGAAACAGAAAGTTGCGCTGGGTGAACAAGACCGGTTCCTTCTGCTCCATGTAGTTTTGCAGAAGTAAAGCCTACGCCAGTTAAGTGGAATCTTCCCGACCTATTTTGGAATCTAATCTTGCTAAACGTAGAAAGCCCAGTCGCTGCGAGAGTGATGGTTGAACCATCGTGTTGGTTTGTGTTACCACCACTGGCCGCCGCACCTTCGTTGCTGTTTTCTATAGTCTGTCTAGTGTTTATCCTTCTAAGAAAAACAAGACCGCCATCGCCTTGAACCCCATAAATATCAGCGTAACCACCGCTGCTCCATTGTAGTTGAGAAATGTAACAGGTGTCTTTTCCGGATGGGATTGCAAATTGAATATACCCGGTGCCATCATTATATCTTGCCGAAGAAGAGCCAATACGTGGGGTTCCCCAGTCGTCACTATCCGCTGTAGTCCAAGTCCCACTTAATGCGTCAGGCGAAGCAAGGTTTGCTACTGATTCATCGTTTTGAGCCTGATATAAACCAGCGTGGTCTCCCCAACTAAACGCCTCATAGAATTTATCCCAGTCGGAACTAGATAGAATACCATCAGTGTTTGTGTCAGCAAAATCATAAGTAGTGTCCGTATCCGTCCATGGGACATTCACAAACATTTGCCCGCTAGACAACTCTACGGGGTAGTTCTTGCCGTTCTCGGTATATCCAATTTTAACTAAACCTAAAGTTGTAGATGTAGCCGTTGAATAAGTGGTATTGTTATCCGTCCAAGGGACGTTAACGTACATCTGCTCGTTAGATAACTCTACAGGATAGTTCTTTCCGCTTTCAGTATATCCGACTTTGAATCCACCTCTAGTGGTAGATGTTCCTAGCGGTAATGAATAGTTGTTTGCGTCGGAATCTATGCCGTCCAACTTCTCCTTATCGGAAGAAGACATAAGGCCATTTGCGATAGTGGTAGCAACATCGGAAGTAGCAAAGGCTGACGTTGGCTGGAACGCAGCAGAGCCAAGGGATACACCATTTTGAGATATTGTTCCGACAGCGTTGAAGTTGCCATTATACCCCAGTGACGCTATAACAGAGCCATTATATCTAAAGTTAAACGGGGTATCGCTAGAGTCATCACCCCATGCAATTACTGGTCTAAAGTTGCCAGCCGAGTACTCTTCCATTCCAAACACGACGCCGTCTGAATTCGCTTGGAAAGCAAGCCCGTATCCGGTTTGGTTTAAGTAAGTAGGAAAGAGATTTCCTGAGCGAAGCCTGTCAGAAAGAGAGCCTAACTCAATCAAAGTATTCCATCCCGCACCGCTTACATGATTATCATCATAAACAAGTTTTAATTGAGGAGTAGTGCCGTCTTTACCAACAGTAAGGTCTCCCTCTATGGTTGTTGACCCAGTAACAGTGCCTCCGCTTAGAGGCAGATAGAGGCCAGAGTGGTCACCCCAGCCGAAAGCCGTAACAAACTTGTCGTAATCACCGGAAGAAAGGAAGCCGTCAGTGGATGAGTCGGCATTTGTGTGAGTGTGGGATGCTGTGGCGTAATCTGAAGAAAGTGTAAATGCCGCTGACTTTACCTCACTACCAAAAATGAACGCCTTATTCGTGTCTGCCTCCAGTTGTAATGGGTGTGGGGTTTCCCAATTGCTATAGTTCCCACCGCCGTCTCTATCTGCTAGTACGTAAAAGTTATTTGAGTTAACGTGGATATAAAAACTATCTCCATCAGAATCATCAAGGTCAATAGTTGGAGTAGTACCTTCAATACGCAATCGGCTTACGCCAGAACTTCCCGTGAGAGTTAGAACACCCGTTACCGTGCCGCCACTTGAAGGCAAGAAAGAAAGCGATGGCTTATTCTTAATGTAATCATCAGCAGTGGTAGTAGTCTGATTCCAATCCGCTTGTACGTTAACCTCGGCACCATTAGCGATGCCATCAAGTTTTGTCTTGTCAGCAGACGACATCAAGCCGTTCTTGCTTGTGGTAGCAGTCTCTGTTGAGGCTTTTCCGGTAAGTAAGGTGTCAACTTCAGTTTCCGTATAGTAACGACTGTCGTGGTTGTGAGATGCAGCAGCGAAGTCTGTGGTTGCTGACGTGGCAGCGGAACCAAGTCCCAAGTTGCTTCGACCATTGGATTTCTCAGCCGCAGTATAATCAACTGCGGAATCTAATCGCAATCTATTGCCAAGGGCTGTTGATACTGTGGTGCTAAACGAAGCATCGTTACCTAGGGCGGCGGCAAGTTCGTTAAGAGTATCGAGAGCGGTTGGTGCAGAGTTCACGAGATTAGACACTGCTGTGTCCACATATGTTGTTGTAGCGTAACCGGACAGTGACGTAATATACCCAGCACTTGCGTGGTTACCCCATCCATATGCCGTGTCCCAGTTGCCAATTTTAGTTGCCGTTATGGTTGCATATGCCGAGCCATCATATAGTTCTAGATTTGCAAGGCCGGTCGTGGTTCCGTGATATGAGTAGAGTCTTAATGCGTTTGCACCGTCCTCATAATACATCCGAAGGAAGTTGGAAGTATTACCTCCATAATCAGGCATCATCCATCCTCTACTTCCTGTTCCAAACGTTTGGTATGTTGCGCTACTTGCAAATGCAGAAGCATGATTTCCATCAAGCAAATCGGCATCTAAACCGCTTGAGGCGCCATCGTTGCCTGCGTGCCATATTTCACTTCCTGCGGTTAAGTTAGCCGTAGACGCCCAGTAGGGGTTTCCGTCAGTACCCATCCCGAAGTAAACTTCAGACGGCGCTGATTCCCCATCATTTGCGCTAAACTTAACCCCAACCTGAAGTGCTGAGGCTGAAGTTCTTCCGATGGTTAGGGGAGAAGCGTTGTTGCCGTTCGCCACCGTTCCGCCAGTGAGCGGCAGATACGTGGTGGAAGCAGTGGATGTGGTCAGATACGTATTGGTATCAAGAGACACTGTGCCGCTGGAATCAGTCTTAAGCAATCCTGCGGTATATCCGGACAAAGTAAGAGTGCCAGTAATATCCGTAGCACCGGTTACCTTCAGTCTATTGTTTCCGGGGGAAGAGTTACCGATGCCTATATTACCGCTATTGATAATAGCCATCGCCTCTCTCCAGAAGGTGCCACCTACGTTATTATCCTGAACGTAGAATACCATCTCTCCCGCAAGGCCTTCTGCGCTGCGGTTGTTTTGTGCAATCTTGATAGCACCAGAGGTGGAAGCGGTTCCAGTACTAGACTCAATGTAGAATTCAGTAGCCTGAGCAGAACCTTTGATGTGGAGGAGCCCATCGGGAGATGTCTCTCCGATACCTACATTCCCTGTATTGTAATAGATATCATTACCGGTAGTGGTCCATTGGCTGGAGCCAGTATTGTAATCCGTTCCATCTACGGCAGCGACAATTTCACCGCTTGAATTGACTTTCAAAATGGAACCGTTACTGATTCCCGTTAACGCTACTGAGCTTAAAAACTTTTGAGACATATCTTACTAATCTACTGATTGTCAAAAATACAAAAAAAGAGGGGGCTAGGTATTAGCCCGCCCCCTCCATATGTAGTGGTATTAACTATATCAAGGCGATTGGCTCAAGCCTTCATAGGCAAGCGTATCACCATTCAACTTGGCAGCGTTTAGGATAGCGATATAATCACCATCAGTAACCGTGTTACCGAAGGTAACTTTAACCGTGCTAGTAGTAGGTCTAGTCACATCCACGTTTACAGTTTCAAATGTAGAAGAGTCTACAATCTGAACCATAATCTTCTGCGTGTTGTAGTCGTGAGTAATCGTATAAGCGTTACCCGTCTTGCTAACGGAATCCTGCGTTGGGTCAAGCGTAAACCACTTGGCTGCACCCATAAGGTCAGCAACAGTATTTACGTTAGCCTTCTTGATAATGCCAGTCTCTCCCGTTGCATTTTCATACATATAGAAGAAGTCATCACCAGCAGGGGTCATCGTGTCTACAGTACCGATATGGAGCTTTTGGTTAACGGTAGAGAAGTAATCATTGGTTTCATTCCAGATGAAGGACACGTTAGCGTCCGTACCACGCTCAACTTCAAAACCAGCATCTTGTGTAGCCGATGCAGTCTCGTCAGAGTTCAACTTGATGATGGAATCACCGATGTTTACCTCGTTAGAGTTTACGCTAGTAGTAGTACCATTTACAGTAAGGTTACCAGCAATAACAACCGCAGCACCACCAAACGTAATAGTCTCATTATTGCTTAAGTCTACCGTGCGTGTAATGTCTGGTTGCTCAAGTTGGCTGGCACCCCACATCAACAACTTGTACTGAGTCAAGTTGCCAGAGTTCGTAAGCTCTATATCATCGGCATTTACCGTGATACCCGTACCGGCACCTACAGCAAACGTGCGAGAAGTGTCAATAGCACCACCACCTGTCAAACCAGCACCTGCCGTAAGGGTGACACTGTCGTGTGCTACGTTTCTAGTGTGGGTAGTGTCAAGGGCTACATCGTTGGCGTTAACCGTAATACCCGTTCCAGCACCTACAGCAAGGGTTACATCTCCAGAGGTAGCATCGCCAGTAAGACCGCTACCAGCCGTGATAGAGCGAATGTCTCCGGAGACATCCAACCAAGTGCTACCGTCAGAAAACTTAACTACGTTAGCGGTTGAGTCATAAACGATACGTCCCTCATGGGCAGAGGCAAGAAGCTCTCCAGCTTGGGGGGTGCCCGTGTTAATAAGGTTTGCACCTACAACGAATTGCGGTTTGGCATTGACAAGCTCTAAGCCCCCTAAATCAATCGCCGATAAAAATTTTATAGCCATAGCAGATTAGTTAAAGTAGGCTTTGCCTGAAAAAGCCCCGGATTCAAAAGTTAGTTTTACGTTGTTATTATCAATGTATTCTACAATGCCATATACCACAGCATCCGTAGAGCTTACAACCGTTACAGAAGGTTTCTTGCCCAGATTATGTTGGACATTCCAAATGGAGGCTGGACTACCCTGCTCATGAATGTAATTCGCATCGCCGCCACCACCAACGACCCCAGTAATAGCTACAGAGCCTGTTGGCTGTTTTACAACAGAAACACCAGATACTGACGTTTGAGTAACGCTAACATTGACAGTATCGCCCGATTGTACGCTGATGTTGCTCATTCTGAGATGTCCTCGTTAATTTTAAAAATTCCGTAAAGCCAAGTTTTTACAACTCCCGTAAGGGAGCTTTGAAGGTCGTATACATATGTGCCCGAGGTAACGGCAGCCATAGTCGCAGCAGGAGCGGTTATGGTTAGCTGTCCAGACGCATTGCCAGAATACGAAAAAGAGTCATCGGCAATAATATCTGAGGAAGACGTGTCTGTATCCTTTACGTCCATCTTCCAAGCATATCCGGAAGATAAGTCAAGAGCACTTCCGTCCGCCTCAGTGAACGTGACAATAAGGCTGAATGTGTCACCTTTTCTACAAGTGATATCAACCCTTTGTGATGTGTCTAGATTTATAGATGTTACAGCCATATTGCAAATTTATGTCTTTTATGAAAGCAATTCTGAGAAGCCCTTTTCTTCCTCTTCAGGTAGTTCACCCCGTTCGCCTTGGCGCTGAGAAATAAGCTTGCTCTGCTCTACGGCCTGCTTTTTAACCCTATCGTCCTTCCTGTTCTCCTTCATTTCCTCAAGGGATTTTGAAGAATCAATGGAAGCCTGAGCGGAGTAAACATCATACTGACCCTTGATAGACTCTAAGTCTGATTTGAGTTTGTATTCTAGCTCTAACATCTGAGCCTTTAGCTGCGCCTCAAACTGAATCTTTTGCATCTCGAGCTGAGACAAGACCTGCTGCTCTTGCATCTTAGACTGAGAGGCTACCTGAGCGGCTTGCTGATTTGCTTCAGACTGAGCCTGAATGTTCTGCAACTGCTGCTCTTGCTGCTTTTTAATTCTTTGCTTTCTGCGAATTACCAAAAGGCGTTCGGCCTGGTCAATATCCTTTAACTGGCGAATAGCGATAGCGTCTTCAAGGTCGATTTCTTTTTGAGCAAGGGCAATTTGGATGTTTTGCTCCAAATAAGCTCTATCATTGTCGTTCATCTCCTTGATTACACGAACCCCAAAATTATACATGGGGAGGTCTCTAAAGGATGTTATAACATCCATATTCGCCTTTCCAATGGCACGTTCGTATGCTTGGTAGATAATTGATTTCGGAGGTAGAATCTGCAAGCACTTAATTACGTCCTCACACACCTTCCTGTACAATACTAAAGAAGCATTGGTGATGTCATAGATAGCGTTGTTACCCGCAGCCATCGCTTGCTGGCGAACACCAACTAGCTGGTCGCCCTTGGGGGAGGAGCCGTCCATCACTTCATTGATTCCGGTAGTGTCCCGAATCATATTCAAGTAGTGGTTGTAGTGACCAATAAGCTGCTCAATGTTACGGATAGCATTATTAATCTCACGGACGGGAGGGTTTTGGAAACCGCCTTCTGGATTGCGAGAGCGGTAGTAGAATACACCAGTTTGTTCGTAAATGTCTTGAATTTCAAGAGGTTGAAGCTCTCCGCCCATGCCGAGCTGTACGTTCTCCAGGCCCTCAATGTCAATCACCAATCCATCAGGCTTTGCCTTTGCTACCGCCTGCTGAATCTTGAGATGAGAGATTTGGATTTGGTCAGCAAACGTAGTGACGCCAGAAACCAAAGACTTGGGAATCATGCGTCTCATATTTACAGCGATAGGGCTGTAAGAGAGGCGAGTCTTCGTTAAGTCGTGTATGTTCTTTGGGACGTTCTTTTTGGGTCCGTAATCGAAAATCTTATCACATCCGATGATAAACTTGCCGCCGTATACCGTAGCATTGTACATATAGACGGGCTCACGGTCATAGACGCTGTTGGCCTGAGGCTTATACATCTGCCCCTTATAGTAGAAGCCAACATTTCCGTAACGAGACTGCTTCTTCTCAAAAATCATGCTATCAACAGACATGAATTCAAAATCAAGCACTTCAATCGTGTATTCGTCGTACCCGTAATGATATGAGTCTAAACCGGAATCGTACCGCGAGTCATTGAAGCGGTTAGGGTTGTTTGAGTACTTGTTGCGCACTGCCTTGGCAATCCTTTCGTACTCCTCCTCGGTGAACTTATTGCCAGCAATACGCTTGAGCTCAGCGATACTCATTCGCTTAATGTGTCCCGCATAAACGATATCTGACAGGTTCGGGTCTTCAGTGAAGGAGTGAATAAATCTAGCGGGGTCGACATATTCGGTTACGATACCGTAGTTCGGGTCGTTGTTGCGTTTTACGACAGCAAGGCCACAGGTGACGAGGTCCTCAACACAGCGTCTGTGGACCTTCTCATCATAATCATTCCAAGACAGGGTCATCTGAGTAGCAATCTGTGCTGCAATCTCAGCGTCGGTCTTGATGTTTGTCTCTAGAAAAATCTCCAGTTCCTCTTCGGTCTGTGGAAGCTTATCGGGGTCTGTATCAACCTCAATACCCAGCGCTTTCGCTTGAGCAATGAAGTCTTTGTTTTCGATACGAACTCGAACCTTATTCTTCTCTAAGTCTTTTTCATTCTTAGAAAGGGGGTCTGTAGCTTCTACTTGAGGATATGGTGATGAAGAAAGAATCTTATTTACTACAATCTTCAAAAACTTAGGAATGATAGGAACAGGTGACCAATCAATATTAAGCAATGAGCCATCCCCATTGTTCGGGTTCAACGACGACAGCAGCTCTTTATACTTGCTAGTATCTTGAGTGCCGTTGGCATAGTCCCGCGAGGTCTCGAATTCTCTAAACCTTCTTCGGTAAAGAGAGCTCTCAGAATCTAACGAACCCCACTCTGAAAAAATAGCCTTTGCATACTTAATTCCGTATGAATCAGAAGACTTTTTTTCATGGCTTGATAAAGGGTCAGGGAAGGTAGACTCTGCATTTGTCGCTATCCCATTATAGTCCATATTGTTAGCCAATCTATATTATATTGGCAAATATACAAATATTAACCACGCGCACTTTTGAAGCGACGGAAGAAGACCTTCTCATTGAAATCGCTTTTCTTGACTGTCTTTTTTACCTTCTGAGCGGCAAGGAGCGCTAATCCGGCGCTGATAGTTAAGTCAAACTTTGTACGGTCGTCTATGCGAAAGTTAATCCAGTCCTCTAGCGTTCTGTCAAAGTACATCCTACCCATCAGGGCAGTTTCCTCATTCATTCCTACGTGGTTATGGATAAAGTCTTCAACCGCTTGAGCATGCGCTTGAATGACGTCCTGAGAGTTAGAGGGGATTCCTTTTGTCTTGGAGCCATTATTTAAGCCGAGGTGTGCAGGTCTCTCCATAAGGTATCCATCGTAACCCCTTGATTCAAAGTACCTTGCGATTCCGTACTTGTTATTCTCTATGAGTATAGGGTATCCATAGAATACCGCAGCCATCAAAACATCCTCATAGAATATCTTGGCGAGCGGTGGTCGGGAGGCATACTCGGCAACAAACATATTGCTCGGATGCTCCATATTGAACTTATTATACAGGTGGCAGGCACCCTTAGAGCCGCGTCCGTCGACCGTAGCGTCTATATCATAAGAGTCAACACCCCCACAGCCCAGAAACTCATTTGGGGCCACTTTCTTACCATTAAATGTAGCTTCTTTGTTCTTGAGCTCATCTGGTGGCATCCAGCATACGCGCCATCTTCCGTGGACGTCTGGCTTAAAAACAACCTTTGTGTCTTGTATGCCATTTTCCCAGACAAAATTCCCAATCACAACGGGGTTGGGGAATAGGTCCATATTGTACTGAAGCTGCTCATATATCTTTCCGATATTAAATAAGCTTGCTTTTGCTGAGTCCCTAAACGCCTCGTCCTCTACGAATGGAAACTGACGAATAACCTCGTTGAGTTCGTAGCTATCGTCAATGAGTGCTTTTCGTTCGTTCTTTAAGAAGGTCTTAGCGCCAACACTTATAATATCCCCGGCCTCTCCAATAACTGGTTCTTCCGGGTCTTCAACAATGGGGTTTCCGTATTTATCAAAGAATCCCTCAAGTGCCTCGTATGCAGGGATAAAGATGGAATATAAACCGCTTTTGGTCCTTCCGTTTTCATTTCGGTCTCCGGGGTCTGAAGAATAATAAAGGTCGCGGTACTGACGGCCACCCTTATCCAATGGGTTTACGGTACTACCCACTAATGCCTTGCCTACAATCTTCCTACCAACCAAAAGGCAGGTACGGTGAATACGCCAACTTTCCCTGATGTCCGTAGGCTTTTCCCATTTTCCAGCCTCATCGAGGTACAGCACGTGAAGCTTTTCCCCGTCATATGCGTTGTTGGTGGTATTCTTCCAGTTTATAATTGTGTTTAGCGCTTCGCCCGTCTGTGATGTCTTGTTCTTTTTGGTGATTCGCTTAGAGGGTTCACGGAATGCCAGCTCCATGCGTGGATTTGTGGTTCCATCCTGAATGGGCTTGAAGAAAAAAGGATACGAGCGGTATATCGAAACCACCTTTTTCATGAAGATGTTTTCCTGAGCGTCCGTACCAGTCTTTGACATAATACCAAGAAGCTTGTCTTTAATTTGAGAAGCCTCGTCTACCAGAACCGCGCTACACATATTGGTATACCCAGAACGCCTACACTTGGTGTAAATCTGCCCAAGCGAACGTGGGTCCGCCTCGCAGGCGGCCATATGCAAAAATAGGCGTCGCTGAAACTCCAGGTAGCTGGGATACCCAATGTCAATCTTGCTCCACTGCAGGAACATATAGTGATGTCCAGTAATATATGTTGGAACACCATTATTATAGAACCATACACCGTTACGGCGGCGGTCAAACTCGCGCTCTATATATGCCGAATGCTTTTCTCTGAACTCCCGTGGCGTCTCATACCACTCATCCATAGAGCGGACGCCCCCTAGCTCTCGCGGGGTGTCCTCCCGTCGCCAATACTGGTCTTTTTTCGGAAGGTCATGGAAAATAATATCCGTCTTTTTGGGCTTCTTCGGTAACTGTACCTGTAGACCCGAAAGCTCAATGATGTCCCCATCGCTACCGTTGGGACATATATTAATAATAACGTCTTTTTCTTTAACAATTAACCCGCTCATTTTTTGACAAACCTCTCAGCGAAACCGCCTTTGAAGTCTTTGATTTCTTCAATATTACCAGTATCCGATAAGTCGCGTATCATCTCCTCTAAACGCTGACGCTCTTGCAGCAGTTCACGAGCATCTACGGCTGTTTGTTTAATAGATTGAAGTTCTGCCTTTCGCTGGGAGCCTGAAAGCTCTTGGTCTACGGGCTTTTTAATCTCTTCAATCATATTATCGATAGCTGTCTCCATAGAAGTCAGCAACCGACGAGCGGCATCAATCGTTGTGAACTTTGGCATACGTCAACATTGAAGTGTTCATCCGCCAATACTTATTACCATCGAGTTCCATCTCGTAGTCGGCATCCCTTTGGAAGAATACCCTATCGCCCTTCTTTAAGCCAAGGTCGATAACTGCCTCAGAATCAAAGGCTATTTCGCCCTCTTTGTTGGGGTCTTCTTTTTCCCTGTAGATGTGAAGGATATTACTCTTAAACTCTGCCTCCTGCTCCACGGGCTTTATGAATACCCAGTTTTGAAGCGGTGATATCTCCCCGGTCTCTTTAGACTTGAAAGCATATGCCTGCGAAAGGATGGGCTCTTCTGGGTTGATGGTAACGTAATAGATATCCTTTTCTTTGTCGATTACCTGAGGCGGTTCTATTACTACGTGATGGTGGAAGTACAACGTGTCGCCAACGCTTACGGGTACTTTGAATTTTTCGGGAATGGCAATAACCTCGCCTTCCATAAAGCGATGCTGGAACTCATTGAACTTAGCATCCAAATAGAGTTCCTTTTCGCCTACCTGTATCGTGTCTTTGAAACGTTTAGGTATGCGAACCAGATAGTGTCTTAGTGAGCGCATTAAAAATTACAATCATATTCAAT